AAAGGGCTCGGCGGTCGACGCCGCTATCCCGAACCACCATAACCCCGGGGGGTGAGGCGCGAAAACCCGCTGTGTGACGAAGAGGAGGGGCGGGCAGAGCGCAACGATCTGGGCATGATTCTGCCGGAAGTGGTCAGAATGCTGCGCGGCTCTTCGGCATGGTCACGGCAACCGGCGGCCTGCCGCCGGAAGGGTGAAGTCGACGCCAGGCCAGCAAGGAGCGTCGACGTCGGGCTCGGCCAGAAGGAGGAGGACGAACGCCTGGAGCGCAGTGGCGGGGGTGCGCGGAAAAGACGACCTGAAGTTCCAGCGGATGCAGCGACCAGACCGGAGGTCAGCCACATCGCCTGGGAGTTGCAGGAAAAGAAACTCCCATTGGGGGTCCCCATCACCGGCGGAGAGCCGGCTGTCAGCAAAGTCGGTGTGGTCAGCGACCGCGGCCTTGAGGTTGACCGCCATGCGCTCAGCCAGATCGGCGACAACGCGGAAGGACGGGGCGAGGCAGTCAGGGGGCGCATCGAGGCGCAGCCGGACACGCGTGGAAGACCACCGGATGAAGAGAGTAAGAACAGGTGCAGGCGTCATGGTAGCAACCATCAGGAGTAGGAAGGGCGCAGCCGAGGGAAGCCGGACGAGATGAGGAGCTCGCCCACGGAGCCAGCGCTGCCTGTGGAGGCGCCCAGGGAGCGAGGCGCGACAACGGGGACCTGCCGCCAGCCAGCGTAGAGACGACGGACGAGCGGCGTGTCGGAGTTGCTGAGGAGCACCTGCACCCCTCGGGCCGCCAGAGCAACAAAGGTCTTGGCCAGCCGCCGGTGGTCGTCAGCGGACCAGCCACTTGCCGTGTAGGCGGTAAAGCTGGAGGTGGAGGACAACGGCACGTAGGGCGGGTCGAGGTAGACGAAGTCGCCGGGCTCGGTGGCGACCAAGGGGGATGCGTAGTCACCGTGGGACAGCGCCACACCCCGGAGTCGGCGTGAGCACCGTCGGAGGTCATCAGGTGCCGGCCGAGACCGGCCGGGGCCGCCCCAGGGGACGTTGTGACGCCCGTGAGAGTTGACCCGCCAGAGGCCGTTGAAGCCAGCGTGGACAAGGTAGAGAGCCCGTGCTGCCCGCGCTGGCGGGGACAGACGTGAGGGGCTGAGCGCCCGGACCCTCAGGTAGTGCGACTCGCACCAAGCGTGACCGCGCAGGGCTTGGATGACGCCCTCGACGTCGTCGCGGACGCAGCGGTAGGCGACCATCAGGTCGGCGTTGGCGTCAGCCAGGACGGCGCGACGGGGCCGGAGGTCGAAGAACAAGGCGCCGGAGCCGACCATGGGCTCCCAGTAGCGGCCGTAGCTGGCGGGCAGCTCCGCCCGGAGAGCAGGCAGCAGCGTTCGCTTGCTCCCCACCCATCGCCGCATCAGGGTCATGGGTGGGGCTCCCCGGATGTCAGCGGAACGGCCAGGGCCTCCAGGTCGCTGAGCGGAATCAAGTAGCCGCCGCGTAGCCGGCGCGTATTCGGGAGGCTCCCATCGTGGATACGCCGATAGATCGTGCGTTGACAGCAGCACAATAGTGCCGCGGCTTGGCGGACGGTGACGTGGCGCTTGCTGATAGCGCATGAGCTCATCGCAACCTCCCAGAATGACCGCGAGACGCCCCTCCCGGACAACGGACCGCCGGGCGGGGAAGTGCCGCTCGCGCGGTGATGAAAGCACGCGGGGCAACCAAGGAATGGCGGCCGTGGGAAAAATGGGACCCCTCCAGAGGGTACCGCTGAGTCCCAAAAAGTCCCATTCGCCCAAGGAGCGATACACCCCTCCATGAGTGATCGCCCAAGTACCCCGGCCAGAACGAGGTCAAACGTAGGGAATCGGCGGGCCAGGGCGCCGATGCACCCACGAAAAGTGTCTCATTATCGATCATTTGTGATCACCGGTCACTGGATTCGGACCCAGTCAGACCCCAAGAGGTCCCGACTGGGGACCAGTTGACGCCGCGGCCGGCCAAGCCGACCGTGGCTCTCCAGAATGGCCCTGAACGCCCCATGATCCCAGCGAGCGAGCCGCAGCGACACGCGGCCTCGTCGGCGCCGCCAGAGGCTGCCCTCGGGGCAGGCCGTCTCCACGATGCCGGCGCACACCGGCCCGGCGGCGCCAGCTGCTTCAAGCGCTCGGCGAGTGGCGGCGCGCAGAAACGTCCACTGGCCGCGGCGGCCGGTGAACGTGGCAGCGAGCTCAACGACAGTAGAGCTGAGGGCCTGAGGTTGAGATGGCGGAGTCACGCTCAGCGCCCGACGAGGTCGTGCTCAGTGCACAACTGAACCTGGAAGGAGAAGCGGGCCCACACCATCGGCCAGGCGGCGAGCGCCTGTGAGCGTGTCGAGGAGTAGTCGAGGTCGCCAGGCACAGCGAAAGCACTGAACGAGCCAAGCCTACGGTCTACCGAGCGATCCCAGAACGTCAGCAGAGTGAAGTCGGTGAGGCGGATGAAGGTGGCGCTGCCCTGCCGCTGGTCTTCGGAGGACCGGTAGCGGTGGTGGGCGTGAGGGCCAAGGCCGAGGAGCGGTGACGGCTCGTGACGGCGCAGGATGGGCGGCAGGAAAGGGGGCGCGCTGTGGGAGCACTCCCGCGGGGATGTCCACCAGTAGTGCCCCGACCGGTCGAGGCAGCCGAAGTAGAGCGGGGAGATCGTCATGATGCCCTCCTGACCGTGGGCGGTGGTGGCCAGACGCCCGACAAGAGGGTGACGTCCTCCAAGGCCACGGGAACGAAGACGCGGGTGTCTACACGGGTATGCGCTGGAACCTCTTCGACGTGCCAAGCTCCCTCGATCTGTTCCCAGGCAGCCCTGGGGTCCTGGGTCGGGGTCGTCCAGGGGAAGATGGCCAGCGCGGCCTCCACAGAGGCAGCGACGGCGACCTCGGCTTCGCGCTGCTCACGGGGGTTCCCCCGTCCAAGCCGCATGTGCCAGAACCAGGCGACGCCCATGGCCAAGGCCCCGCGCCGGTTGATGTGAGCCCAGAGCCGTTCGGTCATGACCTCTCCAGCGTCTTCGGGTCCGGTCGCGTCCGCTCATGGCCGCCCTTGGCCGGCAGGGTCACCTCGACGTCGTGACGCAGGGCGGCCCAGAGGTGCTCCTCATCGATGTGGGCGAGCAGCTTGGCGGGGGAGCCACCCCGAGACAAGAACTCGACGAGGTCATCGTGGAGGGTGCTCTCCAGTGACCTGAGAGGGGAGCAGACCACCGACGTGGAGGCCATGTCATCTACCAAGTCGATCAGGTCCTCAAGGTCGGAGATCGGCTCGGAGAGCAGGTTGTACATAAGCTCCGCCTCCTCGCCCTCGGCGAGGATGACGATGGTGGGGATGCCGCGACCGGCCGCCCAGCCCGCCTCGAGGTGAGCGCTTCGACCGCATGGCAAGACCAACACCAGGAGGTCGGCTTCAATCATGCCGAAGTAGTCCCGCGCGAACCCCTTGAGGGCTCGCGGATCCGTGAGGGCCTCGATCTGCTGTTCAGGGGTCCACGACTCCCACTGGGGGCTGACATCGCTCCAGCTGAAACCGGGGACGCCCTCGGCGGGGTGGCGGAAGTCGTAGACGTCGTGGCCGAGGCGACGGAGGAGTTGAACGACCGCCTGCTGGCGCTCCTCGTTTCTCCAAGATGAGGCCACATAGATGCGAAGGGGGCGAGTCATAGAGTCTCCGGGGGTGAAGCGGGGCGAGCCCGCGGGCTAAACAACTCGGCTTGAACCGAGCCGCGAGGGGGTGAGGGCTGAGCTCGGCGGCAGGCAGCGCCGTCAGGTCGTGGACAGGGCGGCCGTCGACACCAGGGGCAGCGCCAGCCCAGGGCGTGGATGGGCGGGAGCACGGCGAGGAGGTGGTAGGCGAGGTCGCTGGTGGGGGTCCGGTGCAGCGTTCGGCCTGTCGATGGCCTAAGGAAGATGGCCTCAGCGCCCTGTCTCCCGAGCACCCAGGCGGGTGCACCGAGGAGCCAGACCTTCACGCTCTGGGCTGGCTCGCGAAGAGCGCCGCAGACCAGCGGCAACGGGCAGCTCTCGCAGACCATGGCCGAGGTGCAGCGCTCCACACGGCGTCTGTGCTCAAGGGGCAGCACACAGCACCTCCTCGCCGATCTGGGTCCGAGGACGGCAGCCCTGGCGCCGCCGCCGCAGGTCCATGCGGACGTGCCGACACCAGCGCCGCCAGCGAGGCCGCGACAGGTGCTGGGGGCGCGCCCCAGGGTGCCAGTGGTCGGCGTCCCAGCCGCTGGCGCGGAGGCTGCCGCGAGTCGCTCGCACAAAGGTGTCGTGGGGCGTCATGGCGACTCCTCAGCGACGTGCCAGAGCGACTCGCGGAGCGCGCGGAGCGCCAGGCGCCGCTCCCGGTGGACGGTCCCTCGGCCGAGGCCCATGCGGCGAGCGGTGGCGGTGACCGTCAACCCCTCCTCGAAGAGGCACCGGAGGACCTCTCGCTGCCGTGGGGGGAGCTTGCCGAGCGCCTTCGCGAGGCGGCGCTGCTTCGCCCACGACATCAGCAGCCGCTCTGCGGTCGGCTTCCTGTCGGCGATCCTGGCCATCAGCGGCGCGCCGCTGGTGCTACTCGGCTGTTCGAGGCGCAGCGCGCGGAGAGGTCGCCGGGCTGCCCATAGGCGCGAGCGTGGCCAGCCGAGCTCGGCGGCAGAACGGCGCTCGTCGTCGGTGGGGGCACCCTTGATCTGGTGATGGTCGCTGAGCGCCGCTTGGGGCCGCGCAAAGTCGTCGCGGAGGGCCCGCACGTGCTCGACGAGGCGCCATCGGACGTTCTGCCGGAGCCAGCTCGGCCAGCTGCTACGTGCCGGGTCCCAGTTGAAAGCCGCCCGATGGCCAGCCAGCCAGGCCACCGCGAGCAGCTCCACGGAGGGGATGCCCCGGAACGCATAGGTCTGACGCCTTACGACGCGGAGCTCGGCCTGGACCAGCGTGGACGCGATGGAGTCCACCCGGCGCACGCAGGCGAGCGCGTCCTCGAGGCTGGCGCCAGGAAGGCCAGGCAGCGAGGTCTCCCGCAGCTCGGCCAGGCGGGCGATGAAGTGCCCCCACCAGGGGCCGACCAGGCGCCCGCGATCTTGTCCGGCAAGGTCGGCGCACCGCCAGTCCCAGCCCAGCAGGCCGAGCGCCCGCCAGCACAAGCGGCGCAGCTCCTGCGACAGCTCTTCGTAGCTCTCAGCCATGGGACAACACCCACCGCTCAGCCTCGGCCAGCTTCAGCAGCTTGCCGGCTGTGAGGATGCCGCCCCGTTCTCCACCCTCGCGCTCAGCGCGCTGAAACTGCCGGTGCAGGTCAGCGATGAAGTTGGTCTTCCAAGCGTCGAGCGCGGGGTGGTCGAGGAGGGCCTCGACGCGGCGCTGCACCTCAGCGGGGTCCGTCGCGCGCAGCACCATCTCGGTGAGCGGTGTGGACACCTTGGTGAACTCAGCGTTGTTCTGGGGCCAGGTCCGGCCGATCTGACGCTCGCAGAACGCAGTCCGGTCCCGCAGCTTCTCCCAGCCGAGGAGATCGAACAGGCCGGTCAGGTGCTGCTGCTGCCGGGGCGTGATGGACTTCGCAGGCTCCGTGTCACGCTTAGAGCGCTTGGTGGATGCCTCCGGCCGCTTGGGAGTGAAGCGCTGGACTTCCGCGCGAATCCGCTGGGCGACCGTTGCGGCCTCGTTGAAGCTGAGGTGGCGCAGGCTGTCTTGGCCCGACACCTCGCGGGTCAGGCGGCGGCGTAGGTCGTCGAGGTCCTCTTGGGAGAGGCCGGAGAGCTGCGCCAGGCGGCGAAGCTGACCGAAGATGAGGCGGCGTTGGGCCGGCGTGATGCCGGGGGTGGGGGTTCTGGGCATGGGCCCTCCAGGAGGGGGGGCCCTTTCCGCGTTAGCGGCGGCGCCTCCTGGCGCCCTCAGGCAGGTGGGGTGTTCTCAGAGGCGCCCGATCACTTGGGCGTCGACCCTGGGCTGGCGGTGAAGACGGGCGTAGCGGAGGCCCCGGGACATGAAGGCGTTGACCGCCATCGGCGTGGGCGCCCGAGCTGCGATGGCGGCGAAGACGTCGTCAGCGACAACGGAGGTGGGATCGGCGCCGGCCCGGCTGAGGCGCCACTCGAGGTAGCCCCGGACGTCTTCCACCTTCATCGGCTTCATCTCGCGGACGACGATGCGCCCAGCGATCTCGGCCAGCTCGGGCAACATCTCGATCCTGCGCCTGAGCAGCGGCTGGCCGATGAGGATGACGGCGAGGTGCTTCATCAGTACCCCCGCGTCCCACACTTGCTTGATCGCGAGGAGCCCGTGGTCGGAGAGCAGGTGGGCCTCATCGATGGCCAGCACGGGGAAGGCCCCCGAGGCGTCTTGCTGCTGTAGAGCCTCCTGCAGCAATCGGCTGCGGCGCTCAGCGGGGATGAAGGTGGCGTCCTCACCGATGAGGTCTCGGAGGATAGCGACGGACAGCGAGGCGGCGTTGATCCGCTTGCGGTCGATGGTGGCGGGGAGCAGCAGCCGCACCTTCTTTTTCCGCCCGAGGGTCTTCACCATCCGGCGGAGCAGGGTCGTCTTGCCCGCGCCTGGGGGGCCGACAAGGGCGACCATCCGGCGGAGGGAGACGATGCGCTGCAGCGTCGCCTCCTCGAAGGCGAGGCGCTTGGGGAGCCAGATGTCTTCGGGGTCGTTGTCGTCGAAGGGGTCGTGGGTGAGTCCCCAGGTCTCCAGGTCGTCGTAGTCCAGGAGGTCAGCGGTGACATTCATGGGGCAGTTCTCCGGCGGGGCGGCGCCTCGTTGTTGGCGTTGGATGTAGTCAGACAGGCGGGCGACCTCTTCCATGGGGTCCTCCAGCAGTTCGAGCAGGTTGTACGGCGGCAGTCCTTGCGTCGCGGCCCAAGCGTCCAGTTGCTCCCGCAGCGCTGGGATGGGCTCGTGCTGACCAAGCGTCCATGCGATGACGCTGTGGCGGTGCACGCCCATGCTTCTGGCGAGCGCGGATTGGGAGACGCCTGTGGCCTTCAAGGCCGAGTACAGGCGCGTCCGGCGCTCTGGTGCTGAGGAGGAGACCCTGGGGGCCGTGGCACGGACTGGGTTCATCGAGCAGCGGCCTCCACGTCGGAGCGTTGCTCAGCGCGCCAGGTGCGCTTGAGGGACTCGATGGCGGACAGCACGTCGCTACAGCGCTCGGCGCCGGTCACCGTGAGGGTCATCGACACCGGGCGGTTGGGCTGCGCCGTGGGGGTGGTCATCGTGATCAACAGACCGAGATCGAGGAAGTGGTCCATGGTCGAGGAAGTGAAGTGCTGCATGTGGGCTCCTGGTCAGCGCGCGGCTGTGCCGCGCTGGGTGAAGGTGTCGAAAAGGGTCTGGAGCTGGTCGGTGGTGACGCCCGCCTCAAGGCGGGGATGCCACCAGGCGTACTCCTCATCGTCGAGCGGGCGACCAAGGAGATCGAAGAGCTGCTCACGCGCCTCAAGCGAGGAGAGCGCGGGGGCAGCGGCACGCTCCTCGACCTCCTCTGGAGGTGTCCAAGCCTGACCCTGGCGGGGCAGGTAGGACAGGCCCCCCAGCTGGTCGTCCAGGCGGTCGAACATCGCGGCGATCTTCTCGGGCTCGACCTCGATGTCGGCGAGGACCTGCTGCGCTGGGGTGGTCGCGAGCGACGCGCCCTTCTCGCTCTCATCCTCGGAACCGAAGACGTGGCGGGGGCCGGTGAGGGGCATGCCCATCTCGTCGCGGGCGATCTCCAGCGCGGCGAGCTCGCGGCCGTGCTCATCCCAGGCGCGAAGGCCGGGGTCAGAGAAGGGGGTGAGCCGATAGGTGATCTTCTGCCCGGGGTAGGTGTGGAGGCCGCTGATGTGCCATTCCCGGCCGCCGACGCTGATGAACTGCCTCCCGTCGAGAACGCGCGTGTCGGGGGTGGTCGTGGCCAGCCGGAAGAAGGTGGCCCGGTCGGGGGCCTCGACGAGCTGATCCGAGGCGATGGTCGACCAGGCCGCCATGGGGGTGTGGCCGTGGCGGCTGTGGACGCGGGTGCCCTGGGCGGTCGCCGCGAAGCGCAGGGCCCAGTCGTTGATCTCGTCGAGGTCGCTGGCGTAGCAGTTGGCGAGGCGACCCTCGAACGACGCCTGCCAATGGCCATGACGCGACTCGACGCTGCCGGAAGCCTTGGGGTTCTTGGTGCGGTGTTCCTGCACCTCGACCCCCAGACCGACGAGGAGCTCGCGGACGATGGCCGCGCGGAAGGCGCTGCCCTTGTCGACCACGATGGTCCGGGGGACGCCGCGGAAGGGGAAGGCGTCGAGTCCCTTGGCCGACATGGCGTGCCAGAGGAAGTCGACGACGTCCTCGCTTCGCTCTCCGCTGGAGTAGTAGTAGCGGACGTAGTACGCGCCCGTCCGGTGGTCAGTGACCACGTAGCGGTGGAGGATCTGACGCAGGGCCCGAAAGTTCTGGACCTTGCCCTCGTAGAACCGGGCCCCGGCGTCTCGGTAGAGCTGCAGGCGCCGGCCGTCCTTGTCTCGGAAGTACCACTGGATTCCGACGCTGATGTCCAGGAACCAGACCGCGTTGGGGTGGAGGGAGACCCGGCTGATGCCGGCCTCTGGCGCCTTGAGGTGCCGAGGGCCGAGGCCGTGGACGTTCAGCGCCCGGAGGATGGTGGAGTAGCTCGCGTCGCCCTCGAGCAGCTCGTGCTCCTCAGCGATGCGGGTGACCTCCCGCACCGGGATGTTGAGCTGGCCGCGCTTGTTACGGCCCATGGCGAGGATGCGCGCCAAGCGCTCGGCGTCCTCCTTGGCGACAACGCACTGGCCAGCGTCTCGCCTCCGCTTGCGCCCGCTGGTCCAGCCGCGAGCGCGGAGCTGGCGGTACACGGTCGACTTGGAGCAGCCGAGCTTCGCGGCCAGGGCAGCGACCAGCCGACCGGCCCGGCCCGGTTGGGACCGGACGTCGTTCAGCAGTCGCTCGTATGCGGCCTCCTCCAGCGTCATGGCTCAGCCCTCCATCCCGTCGTCGTCATCGCCGAAGGTGGGGGGCACCATGTGCTCGGGGAAGGTGTAGACATCCGCCAGGGGCCGAGGCCCGCCGAGGAGGTCGGTCCACTCCGCCCCTGTCCAGGGGTGCCCCCACAGCTCTTCGGCGCGTGCCCGCATCAGGGTGGTGAAGCGGTCCATGTAGACGACCAGGCCAGCGATCTGGGCCTTCTCCTTGACACCGAGGTGAGGCGCTTGCCGGGCGAGGTTCTCGATCCGGATGCTGATGGCGACGTTGACGGTGGTGAAGCGCTCCTCGATGTCGGCGCACGTCTCGATGATGGCCTCAAGCTCCTCCGGGGGCACGAGACCTGACGCCCGCGCGGCGTGTCGCTCGACTTCGCGCACCTTCTCGTTGGCAGCGTCGCGCTGCTCTCGCATGGCCTGAAGCTCGTCTTCAACGTGGGCACGGGCCTTGCGCTCCCCATCGAGGAGGGCCTTGATCTCCCGGAAGGGCTTCTTCGCGAAGTCCGTAAGCTCGACGTCCCCGAGCTTGCCATCGGCCATCAGCAGCTCCACCTGGTCGTCGGGAAGCGTGGTGAGGAGCAGCACCGACTTGATGGGAGCCCCCTTGAGGATCTCCAGCTGCTTCGGACGGTCCAGCAGCATGTCGGCGATGCCCATGTAGCGAGCACGCGTCATCTTGGAGAAGTTGAACTCGCGCTCGACCCAGGGCCCGAATTGCCCGTGAGGGAGCGCCGCCTTGGCCCAGCAGAGGAGCCGGCCAACCTCGAACGCGTGAAAGAGCATGGTGCCGATGTGGCGTCGCACGTCCTGGGCGACGACGTGGCGGTCGAAGTCGTGGCCTTGACTGTAGAGCTGGAGGCGGTCGGCCTTGGTGCGGGCCACCGCCGCAGGCTCCCTCCTGGCCACTGGGTTGGCGTCACGGTCGACCAGTTCCCCCTCCACTTCCTCCCGAGGGTTCGAGCGACCCTCAAGCCCAAGGGAGCAGCGGAACGCCGCTATGCAGCCCTTGGGGGCCTTGGGCAGGTCGCGGCGTAGGAACTCCTCAATGTAGGTATCTGGTGCGGCGCCCAGTTCACTGAGGCGTGGGTAGATGGCGCCGAGGAAGCCGATGGGGTCTTCGGGGGCCGCATGCCAGGCCGCCAGCGTGAGCTCGTCGAGCGCGCCGCTCATGGCCACCTTGAGGGCCCACGCTGGGTGCCTCTCCGCGCTGAAGTCACCATCGCCCACGTCAATTCGGCGAATGGCGTCGTAGAGCTCCGTCAGGCTGTCAGGGGGCAACCAATCAGGGTCGGCGTGGCGCTTGGCTTTGAGGCCGCGTCGAGCCTCCATGACCAAAGCGAGAGGCACGGCGGCCAGATTGGAGATCTCCTCGTCTGGGACTTGGCCCAGCATGTCGGTGTAGGGGTTGAGTCTTCCAGCGAAGTCAGTCACGGCGTTGCTCCTTGGTTAGCCGCCGCGAGGCCTCGCGAATTCGAACCTCCGGCGGCGCGGTGATGATGAGGCGCACTTCCCCGCGTCGAGCCCACCGCACCTCGATGGAGGCGTTCCCCACCGTGAGCACTGCGCCGGAGCGCAGGGTCTTGTTCAGAGGCATTGCGCCCCCAAGCCGAGCAGCGCCCGGACCTCAGGGGCGCCCGCCAGCTCACCGCCAAGGGTGGCGCGCGCCTGGCGGATGGCCGCGACCTGCCGCTCCAACCGGCGAAGGGCGAGGGTGTTCAACCCTGGCCCGAGGCGCCAGCGCGTGCTTCCACCCTCCTCGCTGGCCAGCGCCCACTCGGCGTCGGCCAGCTCCAGGAGGCAGGCCTGCACGGTGTTGCGGTGCAGGTCCAGCCGTTGCGCGAGGTCCCTTGCGGAGATGGAGCCATCGACACCCGCGAGCGCGGCAACGATGACGATGACCTGGTGGGTGCCCTTGTGGTGGAGGCCAGTAGTGTTGGACATCACCGGACCCCCCTGATTACCCTGCGGAAATGCGTGAACATCTAAACCCCCGCCTCAGCCTGCTGCTGTCCGGGTCGGCCAGCGGGAAGGCGGTCGACGCCAGGGTCGGGGACACCCCAAGCAAGCTCGAAGCTGAGCTGCAACTGGCCAGCGATGCCACGGCGAATCCAAGGCGTTTTACGGTGGCCGTGCAGAACGTCGCTGACTTGAGAGGGGCTGGCGTTGATGGCTGTTGCCAACTGGCGACCGGTCAGGCCCAGCCCGAGCATGCGTTGCTTCAACTGAGTCGTCGTCATGACACCTCCTGGATGCGTAATGATTCACACGCAGGAAACCAAAAGTCAAGCAATGGCACCCAATGAGTAATCAGCTCGATATCGCCGGAAGGTTGGACCGGATCTTTGCGAGCCAGGCCGATCTGGCGCAAGAGGCAGGTGTTAGTAGCTCCTACGTGAGCGCGGTTGCTCGAGGCCAGAGGCCACCAAGCAAGAAGCTCATGGCCGCCATGACGAGACTGGAGCAGCAATCATCCGGTGTCAGAATGGATGCAGGCGTGGTGTCGCCTCCCCAAAGCGTCCTGGAGCAGCTGCTTGAGGCAAGTAGCAAGGCCGGCGCCATGTCAGTAGGGCGCCGCGCGGTATGGCTGCGAGGGGCGCACAGATTCGAGGAACTGCTCGATGTCGGGGGGGAAGACGCGGTCAGCGAAGCGGAGCGCTATATAGATGGAATCATTGCCGGAATAGCACTACGCAGGCCCGATGGCGAACCGGAGCAAAAGTAACACCGTGTTACTTTTGGCCGGGGGAGGCGTCTGGGGTGGGCTTGTGTGGGTGGTGGAACTCAGGTATACGTGAACGAGTACTCACGGGAGGCGAATGATGTATTTCTGGTTGCTATTCGGTTGCGCTGCTGTCGGAGATCTGGTCGACTCAGCCCTCATGGTGGACACCGTCCCCAAGGAGCTGGACTCCGGGGAGCCTACGGACTCCGAGGACACAGGCACACCGGACGACAGCGCCGTCGATGACAGCGCGCCTGACGACAGCGGCACCACCGATGACACCTCTGACGAGTGGCAGGTCGGCGAGGTTCGCACCTGGGTGGTCGACTGCGATCCCACCCTCTCCCCGGTGGAGCCCTTGCTGCTGGACATCGGCCTGGAGATCAACCCCAACGAGTGGGGCCCAGAACTCCAGATCAACGCCCACTTCTACGAGCGCTACATAGAGGAGCACACGACGGCTCTGGAAACGTCTGTGGGCGAGCTTCGTCAGAACGCAATCCAAGGGGATTGGCGACGTATTGAGCCGGTGAGCTTCGAGGGCTCCGTCATCGAACTCCCCTGCGAGTTCAACCACTTCCGCGAGCGCATCAACCGGAAGCCCTACGACCGCTTCGTGGTGCACGTCCGCCGTTAACGCAGGACAAGGGCTGACCGCCTGAGGAAGAAAGTCCACGAAAGCGTGGAACACTTCGGGCAGGCGGCCACTACCAGATCAGGGCACCTCCACTTGGAGAGGAGATGTCCCTGCTCCTCCGCTGCCTCGCGGTAGCCTTGTTCTCGCTCGCTGCGCCCCCCTTCGCCTTCGCTGGCGAGGATGGCGGGATGAACGCTCTATGGGCGGCCAGCGCTGTCCAGCTCGTCTTCACCCTGGTCGCCAGCGTTGGCCTCGGGACGTGGCGTCGCAACGCTCAGAACCTCGACGACCGCGTCGGAAGCCTCGAAGATCGCCTCCAGAACACCCGGGAGGTCTACGCCCGACGCGCAGAGCTCGCCGAGTACCGCGCGGAGCTGCGCGTCGACATGCAGCTCATCAATCAGAGCATCGCCGCCCTGCGCCGCGAGCTCGCTGAGCTGCGCCGCGAGCTTGTCGCGCAGTCCAAGAGCCGCGAATGAGGGGCTACTCCCCTGAGACCTGGGAGGAGGCGCGGCGACTCTACGTCGTCGAGCGCATGGCCTACCGGGACGTCGCTGACGCCATCGGGATCGCCCAGAGCACGCTCCAAAAGCGCGGCGCGCGTGAGGGGTGGGCGGAGCAGCGCGTGGGGGAGATGGACTACACCGCCCGACGGCGGCGTCTCCGCAACCTCGCGCTCGACCGGGCGCTCAAGGCCATCAACGATCCGAAGCGTCGGGACTGGGCGCAGGACGTCTACGCGTGGGAGCGGGTCGACAAGGCGGGCCGCAGCGAGGAACAGCAGGCCCAAGATGAGCGCATCCGCCGCCAGGTGGTGCTCGACGTCGTCGATGCGCTGGTGGAGCGCCTCGGTGAGGTGGACCGCAACCTCCTGACCGCGCTCACGCCGCACCTGCCAGGGCTGATGGCCCACCTCGTCGGGGAGGACTGATGGGGCGGGGACCGACCCAGAAGCAGTTCTGGTCCCGAGCGGAGGCGCTGCTGCGCCTCGCGGAGCTCCGCACCACGGTCTTCGAGGGGGACAGCCCTGAGGCCATGGCTCGCCGCAAGGCTGAGGCCATCGTGCTGCCGGAGGTCTTCAACCGGACCTACCTGCCCCACTACTTCCGCGAGGTCCCCGCGGCGATGCACCTTGAGTGGTATCGCGCCTTGGAGGCAGACCGCTTCATCGCGGTGCGGGCTCCGCGCGGTTTCTCCAAGTCCACCGTGATCACCTTCGCCTATGGGCTCCACCAGGCGGTCTGCGGTGCCGTCCTGCGGCAGTGGCAGGACGGCACGCTGGAGGCGGAGGACCCGGCACTCTTCCGGGCCATCCATGAGGTCATGGAGGAGCAAGGGCGCGACATCGCCCTGCACTGGGACCCCTACATCCAGATCATCGCGGTGACCTTCGCGACAGCGCAGGAGTTCACCGAGTCCATCAAGCTCGAGCTGGAGCGTAATGACCGTCTGCGCTCGGACTGGGGCGTGCTGGTCCGAGACGAGGGAGTCAACTACCACGACTTCGTTACCACCACCGACGTCCGCGTGCGAGCCTTCGGGATGGAGGGCGCCATCCGCGGCGGCAAGCATGGCCCCAGACGGCCCACGCTGGCGCTGATGGACGACCTCGACTCCAAGCGCACCGCTGGACGGCCTGAGCAGACCGGCAAGCGCGACGCGGCGACGCGGAAGATCAACGGCGGCGTGAAGTTCGGACTGGAGCCCGGCGTGTCCCGTGTCTTCATGGTGGGGACGCCCAGCTGGCACGACTGCCAGATCGTCCGCTTCTGCGATCCCAAGCGGTTTACGCGCTTCCGCAAGCTGCGCTACCACTGCTGGGACGACTGGCGAAAGACCTCCGCCTGGCCCGAGCGTTGGCCCGCCGAGGACCTGCTCGCGGAGCTCAACGACGACCCCGAGACGTTCGGGCCGGAGATGGAGGACCAGGAGCCCTCCGCCGAGGGCCGCATCTTCACCAGCTGGAGCACGTACAGCCGGCTGGAGTACGCGCGGCGACCTGGCATCAAGGTGCTGGCCTTCGACCCCGCCCTCGGCGGCGGCGACGACCAGGCCGTCGGCATCGCGCGCTTCGTCGACGGCCACTTCCTGGCTCACCGCATCGAGCTGCTGAACATCTGCGACGAGATGGAGCTGGTCGACCGGGTGCTGGCCATCGCGGCCGAGGAGGACTGCGACCTACACGGCATCGAGGCCATCGGCTTTCAGCGCCTGATGACGGTGCTGCTGACGCTCCGGGGCGGTGCCCAGGGCTTCTTCATCGGCTGGGAGCAGATCGTCTACCAGGGGGAGAGCAAGGACATGCGCCTCCGGGGGCTGGCCGCGCTCGCTCGGCGTGGCCAGTTCAGGCTGCCGGACGACGGGAGCTGCGTGGCGCTGCGTCGCCAGGGCGACGCCTACCCCCACGGCAAGAAGGACGGCCTCGACGTCTTCGAGATGTGCCGACAGCTCGTACACCGCTCCCACCGGGGGCATGGCCTGGCGCACGTCGAGCATGTGCCGGGGCGGCGCAGCCACTTCGGCAAGGGAGCGTGGTGATGGGCTTCTTCGGCGACTTGTTCGGCCTCAAGCGGCAGCCGCTCACGCTGTCATCGGGCCCAGCGGCCTCCGCCGCCCGCGTCCCCCTCGAGGCGCGAGAGCCGGTGCGTGGTGGGCTGGTCAAACCCGCCCCCGCCCATCACGACGCCAGCTGGTGGGGGCCGCGCACGGTGGGCAGCAGTCGCCGAGGCGTGGGCCTGACACCCCAGCGGCTCGCTCGATACCTTCGGCAGGCATCAGACGGCTACGTCGTCGAGCAGGCCGAGCTTCTCGGGGAGATGTTGGACCGGGACCTGCACCTCGTCGCGGTGCTCAACACCCGCACGATGGGCGTGGGGCAGCTCCCGTGGCGGGTGGTGCCTGGTGGACGCACGCGGCGCGACCAGCGGATCGCCGAGTGGGTCACCGACCTCATTCAGGGGGTGGAGGGGTGGCGTGAGGCGCTGAGCGACCTCTTGGACGGCATCTACTTCGGCTACAGCGCAGCGGAGATCGACTGGGAGGTGCGTGGAGGTCAGGTGCGGGTGCGACGCCTGGTGGGCCGCCCGGCGACGTGGCTGGTGCCACAGCGTGAGGACCCCATGCGCTGGGCGATTCGGACCCCAGAGGCGCCCACCCGAGGCGAGCCCCTGCAGCCCGGCGCCTGGGTGCTGCACCAGCCACGCGCGAAGTGTGGTCTCCACGCGGCCCGTCGGGGCCTCGGCCGACCCCTTGGGTGGGCCTACCTCTTCAAGAACTACACGCTCAAGGACTGGCTGATCTTCGCGGAGACCTACGGCTGCCCCATCCGGGTGGGGAAGTACGACGCGACGACGAGCCAAGACGACCGGGCCCAGCTGCTCGCAGCGCTCCGGTCGCTGGGCGCGGACGCGGCGGCGATGATCCCGACGCACACGGACATCGAGTTCGTGCAGGCCGCCAGCACCCGGAGCTCCGTCGAGGTCTACGAGAAGCTCGTGACCTGGGCCGACCGGGCCCAATCAAAGGCCGTGCTCGGGCAGACGCTGACCACGGAGGAGGGGCGCCGGGGTACCCAGGCGCTGGGCAACGTCCACGACAACGTGCGCCACGACCTCTTGGAGTCCGACGCCGCCCAGCTCAGCGACACCCTGACCCGGGACCTGGTCAGGGTCGCGGTGCGCCACCAGTTCGGTGAACAGCACCGCTACCCTCGCCTCGTCTTGGACGCCACGCCGCCGGAAGACCGGGCGGCTGTGGCGAAGATGTACGTCGACCTCCACGGCATCGGCGTCGCGCTGCCGCGGCAGCATGTGCATGAGCGCTTCGGGATCCCCCTGCCCGAGGAAGGCGAGGAGGTCTACCAGGGCGGGCAGGACGCCCAGGAGCCACCGAAACCTCGGGTTAAGTCCGCAGCCGAGCAGCGCCGCGATGCGCGATGGGCTGAGGCGAGGGAGCTGCGAGAGGCTGTGCATGTCTGCGGCGCCCATGAGCTCGCAGAGACCCCGCATCTCCGCGCTGATTTGGAGGTGGCCGTCCGCAAAGCGCTCGCGGAGCACAGCGCGGGAGGCTGGCAACGGGTCCTCGAGCACCTCGACGAGCACCTGGTGGCGGCGGGCAGCATCAGCGGTGTGGGGCCGGCGCTGGTGGAGGCGCTGCGCACGCTGGAGCTGGAAGACCTCGCTGAGGAGTTGGCCGACGAGATGCTCACCGCGGAGCTCATCGGCCGGGTGCAGGTGCTCGAGGATGAGGAGGCCCTCGGAGAGTGGCCCGACGTGCCGCCTCGCGAGGCTTTGGACTGGTGGCGTGAGCGCATCCCCACCCTCACCGAGGAGCTGCCTGGCCTGACCGCCGAGGCGCGGCATCGCGCGTTCGCGGGCGTGCACTTCACGACCTTGAGGGCGGCCCAGGGCGTGCACTACGCACTGGAGATGGCCCTGGAGGACGGCGACACATTCGCGGAGTTCGAGGACCGGTATCGTGAAGAGTGGCGCTTGAGCGGCCTCTCGGGTGGGGCGGGCACGCGCCCCTGGTACATCGAGCTGGTCTTCCGCAACCACATGGCCACGGCCTATCAGGTCGGACGCTATCGGGAGATGACGCGTCCCGCGATGCTTGAGGCGAGGCCGTTCTGGCTCTACGACGCCATCATCGACGAGCGGACCCGCAACCAACACGAAGCCATGAACGGGAAGGCCTGGCGTGCGGGACATGCGATCTGGCTGACTTGGTACCCGCCAAACGGCCATGGATGCCGGTGCGGCGTGAGGGCGCTGACTCAGGCGGAGCTCGTCCGCCGGGGCTTGTCGGTGGAAGAGGCCCTGCCGAGCTGGCCCAGCCGCGACGGCGGCCTGGCCGAGCCCATGCTGCCCGACCATGGCTGGCGAGCCAACCCTGCTCTGTCGCCGCACGAGGTCGACTGGGCCCAGTTTCCCGACGCCTGGACAGAGGCGCTTGGTGTGAAGGAGACCCGATGAGGCGATTCGTTTGGTGCGCGGTCATGGAACTCCGTGAGCCCGCTGAGTGGTTCATGGTGTGCTCGGAGGGGCACTGGGAGACCCACCCGGTGGGTGCCTTCGACCTCACGGTCGAGGACCTCGATGAGATGGTCGCGAACTTCGAGGCGGACGGCCGAGGCCGCATCGTCATCGACTACGACCACCAGTCGATGGCGGCCCGCAACAACCGGGGGCCTGTGCCCGCGGCGGGGTGGGTGATCGCGCTTGAGCGCCGTGACGGTCCGAAAGTGGCCGAGCTTTGGGCAAAAGCGGAGTGGACGGAAAAAGCATCGAACACTTTGAAAAACGGCGAGTACCTGTTCGTCAGCCCGGTCATCGTCTTCGGCCACGAGGACAAACGCACCGGGGAAGGCCGCGGGACGCGGCTCTTCAACGTCGCCATCACCAACAACCCCTTCTTCGACCACCTGCCGGCCATCGCCGCAGACGAAGTCCCCAGGAGCCCCATGCTGAGAGTCCTTCTCCTCACTGCTCTCGCCCTACCGGAGAGCACCACGGACGCGGAGCTGGCTGAGACCGCCCGCACCAACAAGGCCACCCAGGACCGGGTCAACGCCGCGACCGAGGGCCGCAAGGCCGGCGGCCTGGAGGGGCTCGCGCTCCTTGAGGCCGAGGCCGCTGTCGGCCGCTCGGTGCTCGAGCACCGGGCCTGCGCAGAGATCACCCTCGACCAAGGCGTCGACGGGGCGGTCGCTGGGCTTCGGCCCGTGCTTGAGCACGCAGGCCTCGTCGAGGCCGCCGAGCTCGTCAAGGCACGCAAGCGCCTTGGCGAGCTGGAGGCCAAGGGCCTCATCGAAGCCGCAGAGGCGGCCGGCAAGCTCGTGCCCGCCCAGCGCGAGTGGTTCGCAGGCTTCGCGGCCAACGACCCAGCCGGGGCGAAGCAGTGGCTGGCGTCCGCCCCGGTGGTCGCCAGCGCCGCCGGCTCCCGCAAGGCGCCGCCCAAGGACGGCGCCCCCACCGAGTTCTCTGAGGCCGACCGCAGCGTCATGCGGCGCATGGGCCTGACCGAGGAGCAGTTCGCCAAGGCGCGAGCGCTGCAACAGGGAGGTGCGTGATGCCAGCGACCCAAGACCTCGACATCACCGTTCGGGACGGCATCCTCATCGGCCTGCCGGTCAACGGCGACAGCGTCATCTACGCCAACACCCTGATCTGCATCGACCCGGACGGGTATGCGCGACCTGGCGTGGACAGCCCGGGGATGCGCTTCGTCGGGCTGTCCAACGGCGCCCTCAACGCCACGGGCTACAGCGACGGCGAGCTGACCCTCGAGGTGCGCCAGGGCATCAGCTGCTTGCTCACGGGCTCGGGCTTCGCCCGGACCAACGTCGGCGACGCCGTCTACCTCATCGACGACGCGACCGTCGGCCTCATCGACGACGCCAGCGTCGACGACGTCATCCTCGTAGGCTGGATTGAGGAGTTCGTCTCCGCGACTCAAGCCTGGGTGCGGCTGGCGACCACCGACCCCACCGAGGCTGGCCAGCACGCCCAGCAGTGGACTGTCGAGGTGCCGGGCACCGACACCGCCGCCTACGACCTCACCGGCCCCGCGGAGAACTACGGCGGCAGCGACTTCGTCATCGACGAGGTGGTCGCCGTCCGCGCGGACGTCACCTCCAGCGGCAACGTGGCCACGCCACACCGGCTGGTCGAGACCACCCACTGGACGCTCGCTGCGGGCGTCCTCACCGGAGTGGACGACCAGTCCGCCAACACCCTCACCCTCACCTTCCGCGGGCGCCTGCAGCCCTGAGGAGACCTTGAATGGCCGCTCTGAACTTCGAGCTCTACGCCGCCGCGACTACCGGGCTGCACGCCAGCTACCTCCACGGCCTCGACCAGGCCGAGCCCCTTCACCTTGTCGTCGCCCAGGTCGACACCGCCGACACCGGTCAGCAAACCATCGTGATCCCAGAGATGGTCGGGGCGATGCGGGAGTGGGTGGGCGACCGGCACTTCGTCAACCTCCAGTCCCATGTGCACACCGTCAAGATCCTCGACTTCGAGCGCAGCGTCGAGGTAGACCGCAACCACATCGAGGACGACATCATCGGCCAGTACGCGCCCTCGATGGTGCTCATGGGCATGGACGTGGCCCTCTGGCCCGACCAGATCGTCTTCGACAAGCTGCTTACGGGCTTCACCGCGGAGTGCTGGGACGGCACCACGTTCTTCGCGACCGACCACCCAATGAAGGTGGACACCCAGTCCAACCGCATCACCAACGCCCTCGACGCCGCCGGATTCGCCGCGGCGCTCGCGAACCTACGAGGCCGCAAGAAGTGGGACGGCAGCCCCCTCCGCATGATGCGGCGTCGGGGCAAGCTCAAGCTCCTGGTGCCGCCCGCGCTTGAGAACGCGGGGCGGGCCATCGTCATGGAGCAGTTCACCACCGGTGGGCGCTCCAACCAGTACTACGAGGCGGCCGAGCTGGTGGTTGTGGAGGAGTGGGCGGATGAGACCCAGAAGTGGGTCCTGACCTACGACATGGAGGGCGCGAAGCCCATGCGGTGGTTCATCCGCAAGGCCCCTGAGTGGGTCGTGCAGGACCGACCTGAGGATGAGAACAACTTCAACCGGAAGAAGATCCGCATGGGCGTCGACGCCCGCGGCGCGGCGGCCTTCAACCTCTGGCAGCTCGCGGTGGGCAGCGAGGGCACCGGCTGATGGCGGTCTACCACGCCATCACGGACCTCTACCCCTCACCCATCCCTGAGGCGCAGATGGTGCAGCTCACGAACGACGTGGGCGGCGACACCATCGACGTGTCCGTTTGGGAGGAGATCGCCGAGGACGTAGAGGCCCGCATCGATGCCGCCGTGGGCGTGCGCTACGCGCTCCCGCTGGCGACGGTGCCCCGCATCGTCCGGCGAATCGCGGTGCGGCTGGTGGCGTGGGAGATCTGGGCCCGCCGCTTCCCCGAGGGGGTGCCTGAGGGCATCCGGTCCCGCGGGCAGCGCGCTGAGAAGGAGCTCGACGACATCGCCCGCGGCCGGTTGACCCTCGGCGAGCAGCCTACGCCCGAGGAAAACCCCGAGATGTCGGCGCAGCTGGTGAGTCACACCCGCGTGTTCAGCCGCGACAGCCTGCGGGGCTTCTGATGTTCCGCTACTCCTCCAACGCTGGCTTGGTCGCGAAGGAGCTGGAGGCCCAGGCCCAGCGCGCCAAGGACATCCGCCCGGTCATGGAGGCCGTCGGCGCGCGGATGGTGGAGTACTCCATCCCGGAGAACTTCCGGGTTGGCGGTCGGCCCAACAAGTGGCCCGCCACACACCGCGGTGGGCAGATCGGCCGAAACCGCGGTCGGTTGCTCAAGAGCATGGGCTGGGAGATGCGTGGGCGCGAGCTGCGCGTGGGCACCAACGTGCGCTACGCGAAGCAGTTTCACTTCGGCGGGACCATCCTCCCCAAGAAGGCCAAGGCGCTGGCGATCCCTGCGGACCCAGGCTCACAGCGTCGACCCGGTCACTACGGCAAGCTCGCCTACGCGCCGCCGGTGAACGGCGATAGCGACAGCCGGGGCGTGTTGGGACGCCGCGTGCGCCGAGGTCGGGGCAAGGCCCGCAAGATGACCTTCATTCCCCTGTTCTACCTGCGGGCCAAAGTGGAACAGGATCCCCGCCCGTTCTTGCTCTGGCAGGCCGAGGATGTCGCCTACGCCGAGCGTGAGCTCGTCACCCACGTCATGGGGGTGGCCCCATGAGCCTGGACGTCTCAGAAACCCTACTGGGCATCCTCAGCACCCTCGAGGGCGACGCCGAGCTCGCGGCTCTCGCCGCGCACATTGGGCCCTTCCAGGACACCTTCCCGAGCGCGCGTCAGCGCGGCGTGGTCGTGCGGCTGCCCGCCATCCTGGTCTCCCATCAGGGCGGCGACATCCGCCACCAGGGCATGAGCCGCTGGGTTCACGAGGCCCGGTGGGGCGTGACCTTGTGCTGCCGCAACCTGCGCTCCCCCTCCGCGGCGCTGACGGGCACGACGGGGGAGGTGGGCGTCCAAGACCTGCTGCCCCATGTGATGCGCTTGCTGGCCGGTCAGCGCATGGAGGGGGCCGCGAGCGACCTGGAGCCCTTGGGCTTGGAGCCGCTGCACGTCGACCAGGGCCAGGGCTACGCCGAGTACGGCCTCGTCTTCGGCTGCAACGTCTTCTTCGAGCGTGTCAACGACACGGTCGCCCTCGAAGAGATCCGGCTCACCACCCACCATCGGCACGCGGGGGGCGACACCGAGGTCGCCACCGACGTGCTCGAGGACTTGGAGATCTGATGCGCGTCCGAGCGACTGGGGTGCCTGTGCCCCGCCATGAACGGGGGAAGCCCCCCATCACCAAGACCAAGACGGTCGAGGTGCCCAATGACAGCTACTACCGGCGCCGCCTCCGCAAGGGCGAGCTGGAGCGCGTGACCAGGAGTCGCCGCGAAGGAGGTGAGGAGTGAGCATCGAGTTTCAGCAGATCCCCGCCAACGTCAGCATCCCCGGCACCTACGTCGAGCTCGACACCCGGCTGCGGAACCGCGGCCTGCCATCCACCGACTACAAGCTCCTGCTCGTCGGGCAGATGACCAGCGACGGCGATGCTGCGGCCACCACACCCGTGCAGCTCTCCGGCGGCGAGGCCGAGGCCATCCTTCGCTTCGGGCAGGGGTCCGTCCTGCACCGCATGGCCGCCGCAGCGCTCGCGGCCAGTCCCTACTTCGCGGAGCTGTGGGCCGTTCCTCTCGAGGACGACGGCTCGGCCGTCGCTGCGACCGGCTCCTTTGCCATCGCAGTCACCACGGCGACGGCGGGCACCCTGCGGGCCTGGATTGGCGGGGACCTCATCGAGGTCGCGGTCTCAGCGGGCGACTCCAACACCGACATCGCCGCCCTGCTCGAGGCGGCCATCGGGGCGGCCCCCGACCTCCCCGTCACCTCCTCCATCAGCACCTCAACGGTCACCGTCACCGCCAAAAACGGCGGGACGCTGGGCAACGGCATCGACCTGGCCGCCGACTTTGACGGGACGGGGGTGACCATCACAGTCACCGCGATGAGCAGCGGGGCGAACGACCCAGACACCCAGGACGCCCTCGACGGCCTGGGCGAGGGGCTGTGGGACGTCTACGTGCCGTCCATCACCACCACGGGCGAGCTCGCCAAGGTCCAGACCTACTTGGACGACGCCAGCGACGGCATCAACCAGCGGCCTGGGGTGGCCTGTCTCGCCGTGGACGACACCATCAGCAACCTGGCCACCCTCGCCGCAGCCAGAAACAGCGGGCGCATCAGCATCCTTGGGCTGGAGGGCTCGCCTACGTGGATGCCGGAGGTGAGCGCCGCCTACGGCGCGTTGATGGCCTCGGCGAGCCACCCAGGCCGCCCGCTCAACGGGCTGCCCTTGGAGGGGGTCGCCTCGCCGCCCATCAGTGATCGGTATCTGCGGAGCGAGCTGGCGGTGCTGCTCCGCGCTGGCATCGCGCCTGGCGTGGTCACCCACGCGGGCGACGTCGTCGTGCTCCGCGCGATCTCGACCTACCTGACCTCCGACGTGGGTGTCGAGGACGCCGCGCTCCTCGACGTCACGACCATCCGCTCGCTGGACTACGTCCGGCGCGTCGTCCGGGAGCGCCTGGACGAGACCTACCGGCGGATGCTCTTCGCCGATGTCGCCACCACCGAGTTCACGGCGAGCCCCGCCACCATTCGCGCCACCGTCTACGCCGCGCTCCTCGACCTGGAGGAGGCTGCCGTCATCCAAGACGTCGAAGCCAACGCCGCGGCGCTGGTCGTCGAGCGCAACGGCAGCGACACCAGTCGCGTCGACATCGACCTTCCGGCCGAGATTGTTCCCGGCCTCCACGTGCTGGCGGCGGTTGTCCGCCTGCTGAGCGTCTGAGGAGAGACCTATGCCTGACGTCGTCGGCCCCATCGTGATGACCGTGAATGGCACGCCCATCGCCAACCTCAAGGACATCTCCCACAGGACCAGCAGCGGGAAGAAGGCCGTGAAGGGCATGACCCCTCACGGCCGCCCACTCGGGGTGCGCAAGGGCACCAAGAGCTACTCGCTCAACGCCAACGCCTACCTGCTCACCGCGGGTCGGGTGCTCGACTGGGACAGCCTCGAGGGCGCGGTCGTGACCATCATGCCCCGCGATGGCGTAGGCCAGATGATCATCTTCCGCGGCGTCTACGTCGAGGAGGCCGAGGAGAGCTACTCCGAGGATGGCGACGCCATGCTCAAGCTCACCATGGGCGCGCTCGACAAGCGCCAGCAGGTGCTGACATGAGGCGCCTCCTCGATGTAGACGCGGAGCTGATCTACGGCGTCACCCACGCGGGGAAAGTGCACCGGCGCATCGTCATCGGCTCCGTGGACGCCGCGAGCTGGATGCGCCTCGATGAGGCGCGCGCCCAGATCCCCAAGGGCGATGAGAACGCCTTGGCCCGGCATGCCTTCGCTGTCCTCGCGGCCCGCCTCCAGGTCCTCGGTGATGTGCCTGCGCCCCTTCGGTCGGACCCCGACTGGCTGCTCAACAACATGCAGTGGGCCGACGTCGAGGTGTGCTGGGCCGCCATTCGGAGGTTGGACCGCGACCACGCCCGATTTTGTCGCGTCGTCGAGCTCGGTCAGGCGGATCGTGATGGTGCTGAGCATGGCGACGGGATGGCCGCTGCGGGAGTTGGCTCAGATGCACGTGCTGGAGCTGCTGGACTGGGCGGAGGCACTGATAGCGGCGCGTGACGGTGGGAAGACCCGGCGGCTGGTGGCCGGGGAGATGGTCGACGACGACTGGGTGATGCCGCCTGAGGCTGCCGCCCTTCTCGAACAGGAGACAGGCGAGGGATGAGCATCAACCGGCTGGTCATGACCTTCGCGCTCTCGGACTTGGCGTCCAAGGGCATCAAGGCCATGGCGAGCAACGTCCGGGGTCTGGGTGAGGCCGGGGCGGAGGCGGCCGGGCACCTCGAGGAGATGGGCCAGGCCGCCGCCCAAGGGGTGAAGGCCGCCGAGGGCATGCGACAGCTCGGTCAGGCGCTCAAGCCAGCGCTGGACACCGTCGTCTCGATGGAAGCGGCGATGAAGCGGCTCGAGGTCAACCTCGGCGCCGCCAGCGCCGCAGAGCTCACCGCCGAGCTCGAAGCGGCGCGCACCGTGGCCGACGCCATCCAGCTCGCGACGCCCTTCTCCTCCGAGCAGGTGCTCGACGGCGCCATCACCGGCCTCAGCAAGGCAGGCTTCTCCCTCGAGGATGTGCTCGCGGATGGCGGCGGCGCCCAGGCGAGCGCCTACTTGGCCACGGCCGAGGGGTCCGGCATCGAGGCGGCAAACGATGCGGTGATCACGCTGGCATCGAAGTTTGGGCTCCTTGGGAGCGAGCTCTCCGAGGGCGCGGACGCCCTCGTGCGGTTTGGCGCTGCCGCCAACACCAACGGCCTCGAGCTTGGCCAGGCGCTTAGCCAGGTCAAGGGCGCCGCGGAGATGGGCCTGGGCATCAATGAGACCCTGGGGCTTCTCGCGGTCTCCGCCAACGCGGGCCTGCAAGGCACCGCAGGGGGCACCGCGACCAGCGCCTTCATCCGCCAGCTCGGGCAGCTGGACGGCCGGTCGAAGGGACAGCTGAGCGCCTTCGACGAGGACGGCGCCTTCAAGGGCCTCGCTGCGGTCACCGACGAGCTGCGCACCTACTTCGGCGGGCTGACCACCGAGAAGCAGCAGCAGGAGGCACAGGACCTCTTCGGCGACGAGGGCAAGGGCGTGCTCTTCGCCTTGCTCGAGCAGGAACGCGGGTCCATCGAGCAGGTCCTCGCTGGAGCAGCGGGGGCGCGAGGCCTGGACGAGCGGGTCGGCGTCATCGCGGACGGCGTGGGCGCTCAGCAGGAAGCACTGGGCGGCAGCACCAGCTCACTGGTGGCGCGGCTGTTCGAGCCGCTCCTCGAGCCGGCGCGCGCTGTCACCTCTGGCGCCAACGAGGCTGTGGGTGCGCTGTCCGAGGCGGCGGCTGAGGACGCCCGCATCGGCCAGGCCGTCTCGGGGGCCGCGGTCACCGCCATGGCAGGGCTGGGGGCTGTGGCTGCCCTGCGCTTCGGCAAGGCCGGGATGGCGGGCATGCGTGGCCTGGGCGCCCTTCGGCGCATCCCGGGTGCGGGGGCGCTCGGGGGCATCGCGGGCGGAAAGGTCGCCGAAGAGCTCGCTGGGGTGACGCCGGTGTTCGTGACCAACTGGCCGGGCGGTTTCGGCGGTGGCTTGGCGGAAGCGGCAGGGTCGGCCGCGGCGTCGGGAGGCATCGGCGCGGGCCTCAAGAAGATGGGGGCGAAGATCGGAGCCACGGCCGCCGCCACGCTGGGCGCCTCGAGGGTCGCGAAGCTCGGGGCTGTCGCGGCCCGCCTGGGCCCCGCTGGTGCGGTCCTCGGCGCGGGTGCGGCGGGCTACGGCGCCGGCCGGGTGGTCGACAACGCCCTCATCGGCCAGGAAACCCAGGCGGAGGCCATCCTCCACGGGTTGCTCGCGGCGACGGCGAACACCTTCGGCACACAGTTCATGAGCGACGAGACCGTGGGCATCAACGACGCCGCGGCGATGCGCGGTTGGGACGCGCTCCGCGAGGCCATCGGCCTCGAGGTGACGGTCAACAACTACCCCGACGGGCGCACCGAAGTACGCACCAGCGGCCTGCCCATGGACGCGGTGGACGCCAGGCAGGGGGTGGGATGAGCTGGACCACGCCACCGCTGCTCGCCAGCCTGAACAACGTGCCCTTCGAGGTCGAGACCGCGGACGACGGCCACGGCCGGGCGCTGGTGGAGCATCTCTACCCCGGGCGCGATGTCCCAGACCTGCAGGACACCGGGGCCGAGCCGCAGCGTATTCGCCTCGAGGGCTTCATCATGGGCGAGGGCTGGCTGGGCCAGGTGCGCCGCCTGCGCGCGGAGGTCGACCGGCCTGGGCTGCAAACCCTGGTGCATCCCCAGTGGGGCCGGCAGCAGGGGCGTGTACGGTCCCTCGACGTGCGCCATGTGCACGATGAGCACGACTTCGCTCGCATCACCCTCGAGTTCATCGTTGGGCGGGTGCAAGGCTTCGCCTTCGAGATCGGCGCCAGCCCCACGGCCGCCGCCGCCGCCGTGGAATCAGCGGCGGCCGACGTCGCCGCGGCGCTGGCCGCGCTGGAGGGCACATGAGCGCGTCAACGCGAGAGGCCGTCGAGGCTGCCCGCCTGGCGGCCCTCGAGCTCGCTGCCTTCGTGCAGGCGGGTGAGGTGCTCCCACGGCCCGAGGCCGAGCAGCGCATCGCTGAGGTGCGCGCGCTGGCGCTGGTGGCGATGGAGCAGGCGCTCGCGGAGTGGGATGTAGAGGCCGAGCCCCTCGTGCGCGCCTTGCAGGCCCTGGCGGCGCGACAACTCGACTTGCTCGAGGCGCTGTCTGACGGCCGGCGCGTGCTCCGGCGCACCTTGACACGGGAGCGCGGCCTCCTCGACCTGGCGCTGGAGCTCTACGGCGACGCCGGACGGGCCGAGGACCTGCTGGACCTGAACCCCTCGCTGCGTCGGCCACATCGCATCCCCGCTGGCACGGAGGTCGCTCATCATGCCGAGTAGTACGGGGATCCGCGCCGTTGCGAACGGGGTGACCTATGCCAACTGGACCCGCTACGAGCTCGTCCGGGACCTACTGACCCCAGCGGACGGCTGGTCACTGGAGGTCGCGCACCCCACGCCAGATCAGATCAGCGCCATCGGCGAGGGCGCGTCTCTGACGCTCTTGGCCGGCGAAGAGGTTGTCCTGCGGGGGCGGGTCGATAGCCGCCAGGTCAGCGTCAATCGGGGCGGCACCCGCCTGACCTTGCAGGGACGGGATCGGGTCGCCCCGCTGGTCGACTGCAGCACCCCTGTGGGGTGGACCTGGCGCTCCATCTCACTGGTGCGCCTCGCCGAGCTCGCCATCAGCGAGCTCGGCGTCGCCCTCGAGGTGGTCGAGGCGGAGCCTGAGGCCGAGACCACCCTCGACGTCGTCCGCCCAGAGCCGGGCGAGACCTTCTGGGAGCTGCTGACGCGGCACGCGGCGCGCCGCCGGCTGCTGGTGCACGCCACCCCCGAGGGGCTGCGCTTCATCCGGCCCAACTACGACCAGCCCGTCCTCGGCCGTCTCTGCAGCTACACCGATGAGCGTCGTCGGCAGAACAACGTGCTGCAGGCAGACGTCACCTGGCAGACCTCCCAGCGCCGCAGCCCGGTCGTCGTGCTGGGCCAGGGTAGCGGCCGAGGCCGTGGAGCGGCGCCCTCACTGCGGGGGGAGGCGGTGGATGACGCCCTGGTCGCCCTGGGGCTGCGTCGGCCGCTGGTCATCGTCGACGGTGAAGCCGAGACCTCGGCCGAGGCCCGAGACCGCGCGGAGTGGGAGATCGGGAGCCGACGGGGTGAGGGCTTGGTCGCGCGCTACGTCGTGGCGGGCCATGGGCCTGCAGCGGGGCGCTGCTGGGCTCCTGACACCCTCGTGCAGGTAGACGACCAGCACACCGGGCTCGCGGGCGTCTACTGGGTCAGCGCGGTGCAGCTCTCTCGCAGCCGCGATGGCGGGACCACCAGCAGTCTGACGCTGCATGAGCGGGGGGCCATCCTCCCGCCTCGGGGGGAATGATGGACGCCAAGACGTGGCGCGCGCTGGATGCCCGGGTGCTTCGGCACCTGCGACGCCTGCGGGTGGCGGTGAGGGCCCGGGTGCAGGCAGGCGGGGCCACGCAGGCGGCGCCCGAGGTGTCGGTGGAGGCTCTCGACGGCGAGCGCCACCCCAACGCGGAGGTCGTTCAGCTCTTCGGCTTCCGCTCCCGTCAGACCGCGGGCGAGGTCGTGATGGTCGCAGTGGGCGGCAGCAGCCAGCACCTCGTCGTGGTGGCGGGCGATGACCGCGACCGTGCCCCGCAGGACCTTGAGGACGATGAGGTCGTCGTCTGGGCGCCTGGCGGGGCTCAGGTCCGCCTCAAGCCCGACGGCCGGGTGCTCATCAACGGGGGCGGCGCCGCAGCGGCGCGCCTTGGCGATGGTGTCGACGCCACCACGGAGATGTCGGCCTGGATGTCCGCGGTGGTCGCGGCGCTCTCAGCGCTCGCGGCCGGGGCTCCCGCGACCGTGCCAGGCGTCCCTGCGTCCCTGGGGCGGGTCGGTCAAGGCTCCAGCACCGTGGAGGTGGGCTGATGCTCCAGCTCGACCCCAGCACGCACGACTTCCTGGTGGGCGCCGATGGCGACTTCGTGCCCGTCGACAACGCCCTGGCCGAGGCCTGCCTCAACCGCCTGCTGGTCGAGCGGGGGAGCTGCTTCTGGGATCCCGACTTCGGCAGCACGCTGCACGAGCTGCGGCGTGGGCTCCTCACCGCCACCTTCGCCGAGGACCTCGAGGACCGGGTCCGAGATGCCCTCGCGCCCCTGTCCGCGGCCGGCGAGCTCACCGCCCTGGCCTTCGAGCACGCCCAAGGCCCTGGCCAATGGCAGGTCGCGGTGACCGTCACCGACGCCAGCGCCACCCCCGTCACCTTGCAGCTCTGGCTGCCCATCACCCTCTGAGGCTCACCGATGAGCTACGCCCCCCGCAGCCTGGACGCCATCCGCACCTCGATGCTGGACGACTTCCGCAACCGCTACGCCGACGCCAACGTGGGCGCGCACACCACCGCCTACATCCTGTTCAGCGTCATCGCGGGCGCCGTCTGGACGGTGCACTGGGCAGCACGCTGGGTGGAGGACCAGCTCTTCCCCTCGAGCGCGACGGAGAGCAACTTGCTGCGGTGGGCAACCCTCTACGGTGTGACCCGTCGGCCGCCCGAGGCCGCGGACGACGGGACCTTCACCTTCACCGGCACCGACGGGCTCTACCTGGCGGGGCTGCAGGTCGCCCTGGCCGACGGCACGACCTACACGACCACCGACACCTTGGTCATCTCCGGCGGCACAGGGGACGCCCCGGCGACGTGCTCGTCGACGGGGACAGACGGCAACCGCGACGTCGGAGTCACCGGCACCGTCCTGAGCGCCCCGTCGGGCGTCGACGCCGAGGCGGAGCTCAGCGTGGCCTTCACCACCGGCACGGACCTGGAGACGCCCGAATCCGTGCTCGCCCGACTGCTCTTGCGCCTGCGGAATGGCGCTGACGCCGGTCGGGACGTCGACTACGAGCAGTGGGCCCTTGAGGTGGGCGCTGTGGGCTTCGCCGACGCCCTGCCGCTCCGGCGGGGCGAGGGCACCGCCGACGTGGCCGTGTTCACCGCGGTCGAGGCGTCGGACGGCTCGCTGCTGCCGGGGCCGGCGTCCGGCAACCTCCGCGCGGAGGTCCTCGCCCACCTCGAGGGCCTGCGCCCCCTCTGCGCCGATGTGCAGGTCCCAGAGGTCACCGAGGTCAACGTCGACGTCGAGATCACCGACGTCGTGCTCACCGACGGCCTGGTCTGGGCGGACGTCGAGGAGGCCTTCGAGCTCGCGGCGAGCGCCGCCATCCACGCTGTGGCCACTGGCGGCACCCTGGCGCGCGTGCAGCTCATCCGGCAGATCGCAGGCGTGGAGGGCCTGCTCAACTTCACCCTCAGCAGCCCAGCGGCCGACGTCGTCGCCACGCTCGACGACAGCACCGTCGAGAAGCTCGTGCCCGGCACCCTGGGGACGGCCTGATGTCGGTGCCTGCCAACCTCGCCAGTCTGCTGCGGCTTTGCCCTCGAGGCGTCTGGGGCCTCGGAGAGGGCTCGGCCGGGCGGGCGCTCATCGAGGCCGTCGCCGGAGCCCTCGATGACTGCGACGCGCTCCTCGAGGCGCTCCTCGAGGAGGCCTTCCCCGACACCACCGACGTGCTGCTCGTGCGCTGGGAAGCCGAGTTGGGGATCCTCGCGATTGGCGGCAAGACGAGCGCACAGCGCCAGGCCGCTGTGCATGCGGTGCTCAGCACAGTGCCCGATACGCGGCCGGCGACGATGGAGGCGGCGGTGGAGACCTACTTCGGCGGTGACGTCGACATCGTCGAGCCCGGGCCCTTCCGCTTCGATGACCCTGACAGCACCTTCGACAGCGAGGACGACGTCATCGGGGGCGCTCACGTCTTCTTCGTGCGCATCGCCTACGCCGAGGCAGTCTCGGCGGGCTTGGACCGCGATGAGCTGCTCGCGTTCATCAACGCGCGCAAGCAGTCCCACACCGTCGGCCTGGTGCAGGTCGACGGCCTCTACTTCGATGACCCCTACTCCCTCTTCGACCTCGACCGCTTTGCGGTCTAACCCCCGGGCCAGCTGGCCCACACCCACGACAGGATGACAACGACCATGAGTACAGGAACCAACGGAAACGGCCTGGATACCCCCACGGAGTTCACCGCCAGCGTCCTCTCCGCCTCGGCGGGGCTGCAGCTCTCGAGCGCGGCGTGGAACGGCGTGGAGGACCGCATCCAGACCGTCTCCCAAGAGCACGCGGACACCGCGGAGCTGGCCCAAGTTGGAGCGGGCTGCAGCTTCAACACCGACGGCGTCGTCACGCCCCAGGTGGACGCCGGCGGCGGACGCACCGTCGACCTCGCCGTCATCACCGACGGCGCCAACGAGGTCGTCATCGACGACAGCATCGACTGGCGGCAGCGGCTGGTGACGATCTTCTTGTCGGAGGCCCAGAGCGCGACACCAGAGGACAGCGTCCCCGGAGGAGCAAACGAGGCCCTGCTGATCTGGCTCTACAGCCACGCCGACATGGTCCACAAGCTCGCGTACACCCACTCGGGGACGGACAGCAGCGCGTTCCCGACGGGGACTCTGCACGTCGCGGCGGGGTCGGGCACCGACGACCTGGTGCTCTACGTCGGCAACGAGAGCAGCGGGCACCCCGGGGCGCTCCTCTGCACCAAGACCAGCGCCTCCGACGATGAGTTCGTGCTCGTCGGGCGCGTGAGCGCTGGGCCTCGTTGGGACGTCTAAGCCCCCACCCTTCAACCGTCCGGCACCGCCGGGCACCAGGAGCGACATGAACCTCAAAGTCTTCAGCCGGGCCCACAACTTCCCGGATCCCCTGACCGTCCGCCTCGCCAAGCTGGCGTTCATCACCTACTGCACCGCCAAGGCCAAGGCCGGCGACCCCAAGGCCTTCACCGGCCGCGCCATCCCCGAGTGGGAGTACTTGGGCTTCCTCACCCACGCCCGCTGGCTGGACATCACCTGCCGGCTGCGCGCCGTGGTCTGGGAGGAGGAGGCCCCAAAGGTCGACGGCGCCCTGGTCTACGACTTCTATCGGGAGGCGGGGCCGCCAGAGGTGTCCTACCTGGCCCACGACTACAGCCGCATGCCGGACTGGAGCGCGCTCGATGAGGCGACGCAGGCGGCGTGGGCGGCCGTGGCCGAGTTCGTCGTCCACGAGGAGGGGGTCCTGCGGGGCTTCATCACGGCCAAGCGCGCGTGGGGGCCGGGGCACGAGCTGGCGGGGGCGGTGGAAGCGCTGTGAGCTCGGTGGTGTCGGTGATGGCCGCAGGATGGGGCCAGCCGATGCTTCGGGGAGGGCGGGGTCTACCGGACGGGGCGAGTGTAGAAGGCCCAGGGCCGGGCTCGGTTGTCGCGGGTTGCCCAACTTCTTCTGGGATACAAGGTGCTTGTCGCCTGCGATAGCAGCATGTTGGGGGGGACATTATAGAAACGCGGCTTTGCCGTGCCAATCCTCGGCACAGCCGCAAAATGCCTGCTTGGAAGGCATGGCGGCGGTGAAGGATGTAGCGTGGAGAGCCTGGCTGTCCAAGGCAAGCGCAACTACACCTCGACCTGGAGATTTCGTGGACTACACGCTCACTTCTAAGAATTCAGCTGCCTGGGATCGCTTACTTAGCGCCGGTGTGGTGACATCACCTTGGCGACGAGAACTCCCTGAGGAGTCCGCTGCCAAACGGGCAGACTTGGTGATGGAAGTCAGAAATATGCTGAAGGCGGCCGGAGGTGAGCCTGTGGAGCGAGGTGACTCCATTGTCTTCGCTACCAAAGAGGGCGCCCAGGTCTACTTCCACGTGAAAGGCATGGAATCCGCAGTCGCGATCGCGGTGCTGGTCGACTTCTTCGGTGAGCGTGTACGCGACCAGATGAGCGCGCCCCTCACTTGGTGTCCTTTGCGGGAAGACTGGGTTGGCCCCGTGCTCCTCCAAGAAGGTCATGAAGTTAGGCGGCAAGACGTCCCAGGCTCACCCTTGGTCCGCGTCACCGCGCTTGAACACGTCGTGTCGCAGATTGTGGAGGCTTGGCAATGGGCTCGCGAGCTCATCGAGAAGCCACAGCTGTAGGGGGCTGACATGCTCGCCCAAGCGTCGTGAACTACAGGTGTTCATCTTCAAGACTCTCGGGGCCGTCCTCAGGTCGAGGATTCTCAGGCTCGCGACTATTGCAGGTGCAGAGGGTTCCGCAATTGGCCTCGCGCGGTCCTGGCGGATGGAGTTGCGAAATGCGCGAACGTGATTAGATGCTCGGGGCGACATCATGAGGGCCACCATCGGGGGCATGAGGCCCTGTACCGAAGGAGGTCCTCCATGGCCGTTAAGCCGCCAAAGCCCGTCAAGCGCACCATCTACGTGATGCATCTCCAAGTCTGGGATGCCCACCGGACGGCTGTAGAACCAGACCAGGGCATCATCTGGGCTGAACTTGAGAAGATGCCATACCGCACCAGTGCTGGCCTTCAACGCGTGCAGGCCATCGCTGGCCAAGACCGGGCGGTGCGCGTGGCGGTGCTCGGAAATGGCCAGGTCCATGGCGACTTCTCCGCATGCAAGTACGACGACAATCCGCGCAAGAAGGATCATCGGGAGCGAGTGGGCGATCTCAACCTTGCGGCAGACGAGGGGCTCAACTACCCGGCCCACTTCCACATCCAGGACCTTACTCACTGTCCGGTAGAGCCGGCGGCGCCTAGTAGTCAGCCAATGAGCCTTCTCTACTGGGAGAACGCGTATGGCTCACCCAAAGTGCCATCACTCGCAAGCTACCTCAATGAACTCTTTCACGACCGCTACCATATAGAGATCGCTCCGGCTGTTCATCCTGAGCCATGGGATCTGCTGCTGTCGGAAGAGAAGGTGGGCCGCATTCGCGCCCGAGTAGGGATTCCCGAGGACCCGACTGGCCATGTGTTCGAGGCAGCGTTTAGACGGGCGCCGCCAGATGTCGCCATGCTAGAGGTGTTCTTCCGCCCCGGCAAGCGGAAGAAGATGGCACTCGGCGGTGCTATACCGTTGTTGAAGGAACTTCAGGCGACCGATGATGTGGACCGCCTGGACGTAGAACGGCGGCATGGTCATATTTTGGACCTGCTTAGTCACAAGTTGAAGTTCTATATTCAGGTTCCCCCTGTTGCCTCCCGCTCAAGGAAACATGTCGATCGCAAGGCCATCCTCGAAGAGCTCCGACGACTCTCCTTGGACTCGCGTGCAACCCTCGCCGCTGGCTACGGGCGCCGCTGGGTCGCCAAGGCCAACTGACCTGAAGACGCGGCTGCGTCTCAAGTGGAAGCGGGTTGCACGCAACCCCGTAGGGATCGGGGCCGGGTTGGTAGACCGAGTCATGGTTGGAGTTCAGCTCCTTAGTCTGGCGGTGGTTCCCTCCCTGGCAGTGCAGGGGCGTCTGCGCCTTGGGCCGCCCACGGAATGGGCATGGGACGCATTTGGAACGCTAACCGCCATGGCAGGCTTCATGCTGGCCGGAGTGGTATTCGCGCATGAGTGGTCAGGTCACGAGCGCTTGAAGGACTTGGCGACGTCTGGCATGTGGAACACCATGCTGAGGAGCTTTACGGCGTCGATGTGGCTCTGGTTCCTCGCTGGCATCTCTGCCTTCCCCCATCTGTTGCTCTACGGGTGGATGGATGGGCGGCCGACAGAGGCCGTTGTGGCAACGTTGTTGGCGGTGGCTGTCCTCCAAGGTGCACGCGCCATGATCTGGATCTCGGCATTGCTCTACCGCTTCCAGGTTGACGAGTAGGCCTTCGAGCTACGCGTTGCCCGGCGCAGTCGCGGCCGTGGCTCGCCCTACCGGCGGGTGTGTCGCTGACGCCAAAGTGCGCGAATCGGCCAGAATCCCACCTGCCGTCACAAAGGGTAGTTATCGCGCGAACCGCCGCCGAGTTTTCGCGGCCCGATACATGGGGGCGGCTTGTGCCCCGCTGCGCGGCCGAGATACCTTGAGCCGGACGCACTCCCAGGGACCCCTCGT